ATGCAGGAGAGACCTAAAAAATTCTGGCAAGTATCATGATAGGAAAAGTAATATACGGAAGATTAACGACTGATGCAGCGGTTACAGGTATTTGTGGATTAAATATCTTTCCGGACATTGCTCCACAGAATGTGCAATATCCATTCATGGTGTATACTATTATAAATAGCTTGCCTGTTGATTTTAAAGATGGGCAAAGTAACTTGGAGGAAATAACATTACAAATTGATGTATATACGAACAACTACGAAACTACACAAACACTTGCAAACAATGTGCGCAATCGTTTAGATAGATTTGTAGGTACAGTAAATAGTATTTCGGTACAAACAATAAAATACATGAGCTCCGATAGTCAAGTGTATAATGCTGACTTAAATGTATATTGGATGAGCATGGATTTTATGGCAAAAATGAAAAGATGAAACTAAGATTATTAAAAGAATGGAATGGAAAGGCACCAGGTAAAGTTGGTGTATTTTTATCTGAATATGGCGAGCAAATGATAAAAGATGGCATTGCAGAACTACTTGATGAATCTTTTGTCGTTGAACAAATGCCGCAGAAGCAGGAAGTTGAGCAAGATACAGTCTATATACCTGTACCAGTGCCTATGTCATATTTCAATGAACAGGAGCAAGAAGAAGGAATTATTAAACCGAAAAAAAATAAATAAACATGGCAACTACTGGCATTATTAATGGTACGTTGATGCGCCTATACAAAGATTCAACTGCGATAGGTTACGCAACATCCTGCCAAATGAACATCTCCGCTGCTATGCGTGAAATCTTGACAAAAGATAGCGCAGCTGGAGGATGGAGAGAGGTAAAGAAAGGTCAACTTTCAGGCACATTGTCCACCGAGGCATTGTACGCAGGGCCTGGCGATTCTTCTACCAATTACTTATTTGATGATCTCTTTACCGATTTAATATCTGGTACTGCATTGACCATCAAATTCACCACAGATGTACAAGGTGACAATGTATTTACAATGAGTGCTATTTGTACATCATTAGACTTGAACGCAGGTGTGGAAGAGAATACAAGCTATTCAGCATCCTTCGAGGTTACTGGTGCAATCGTAAAAACTGTTAAAGCTTAATAAAAATTACCTAACATGAAAACAATAATAATTGCCAACACGACTATTCCGATTAAATTTGGAATGTTCGTGTTAGGTACATTTCTAAGGGAGAGGAAGCTAAAACTTAGTGACCTTTCCCTTTTAGGAGAAGACCTCTTACTTGCCCTTGAACTTGCCTTTACCGGTGTTGAGCATGGTTACAAAGCCAAAGGGGAGAAATGCCCTTACACTTTACAATCATTCTGCGACCTGGTAGACACAGACATGGGAGGAATAGCTCGCATAATGGAAATGATTTCAAATGAGATTTCACCACCAGAAGATGAGAGCCAAAAAAACGTAGTGGCGAAGGAGGAGAGCTCACACTTGAATACATCGAACGCTTTTGTTTCGGAGTTTTAAGGTTTCCTCCTTCGCAATACTATGAGATGAGTTTCAAAGAGGTTGTTATAGCTATGCAAGGTTATAACAATCAATTTGAACAACAGGAGCAAACAGAGTGGGAACGAATTAGATGGCAGACAACACTATTACTAAATGTCCACACGGCAAAAGGTAAAAGTTTAAAGCCAAAAGATTTAATTGAATTTCCATGGGAGAATCCTATTAAGAAAGAAACTAATAGAAGTTTGACAAATAATGACAAGTCAATATTTGACAAATGGGATAAAGAAACATAATGGCATTAGGTAAACTAAATTTAAAACTTGGCATTGATGTATCTGATCTTGACAAAGAACTTGGCAAGGTTGAAAGAACTATGTCAAGGTTTGGCGGTAAGATGCAGAACATTGGCACTACGCTTACACAGTCACTTACTTTACCTATTATAGGACTTGGTGCTGCCTCTTTAAAATCTTTTGCCGACATTGAAAAACTACAAAATGGTTTAATAGCCATTATGGGAAGTAGTGAAGATGCAGCAGTTGAAATGGAAAAGCTTCGCAAAGTTGCCGAGAATCCGGGCCTTGCCCTTCCCGAAGTTGTTAAGGCATCAGCATCTTTACAAAGTGTAGGAATGAATGCCGACGCAGCAAGGGAAACTATAACACAGTTTGGCAATGCCGTAGCAAGGGCTGGTGGTGGCGCAGAACAATTTGATGGCGTAGTATTAGCACTCTCACAGATAAGCGCTGTTGGCAAAGTTACGCAGGAAGATTTAAATCAAATCAAAGAAAGGCTTCCAGAGTTTGCGAGGGTAATGAAAGAAGAATTTGGCGTAGTAACTGCCGAAGGGATTAGAGAGTTGGGAATAAGTAGCGAAGAATTTATTAAAAGGTCTGTTGGTGCTTTAGGAAACTTGGAAAGGGCTAATGGTGGTTTAGCTAATACGTTTGATAATTTAAGAGATAACGTAGGCGCATCATTAGCAGAGTTAGGCAAAGCAATAAACGAAACATTAAATTTAGAAGCAGTTGCCGCAGCATTGAGCGCAGGATTACAAAGATTAGTAGATGGATTTAAGTCACTTAATCCGGAGACACAAGGCTTTATAGTAAAGGCTGGTTTATTAGTTGCAGCATTGGGGCCAGCAATATTTATAGTAGGAAAATTGATTACTACTTTTGGAGCATTGATAGGCACTACTCGTTTAATAATGACTACGGTAAAAAACCTATCTACTGTTATATCTGGTGCCTTTGCAAAAATACTTGCTAATCCTGCTATACTTGGAGTTACTTTAGCCATTGCTGCGGTTGGTGCGATTGCTTTATATGTTTATGATAACTGGAAAGCGTTTAGTGATAACTTTAAAAACATTTGGATAAATATAAAGAACTCCGTAATGCAAGGAGTTACTTTTGTTTTAGGTAAATTAGATAATTTACAAAAGGCATTAGGATTAGATTTGTTTGATTTATCTGGTATGACAAAGTACCAGGAAGAACAAAGAGTAGTTGCAGCGGAGTTTAAAACAATAGGCGAAACAGTTGACAGTCTTAAAGGCAAATTTAAAAGCCTATTCATGGCTGCACCGGGCAAAGGTACAGGAGGAGGTGGAACAGAAGGAACAGGTGAATTAGTGTTTGGTGATGGTGGCGCACCAACAGGAGGAGGCACCGAAGGAGTACCAAGTGCAACTCCAGTAGCTGCAATTACTGCACAATCAACAGGTATAACAAATATGCTTCCTACTTTAGATTTATTAGCTATAAAATTAGATACTGCAACTGCAAGTAATTTAAGATTGAAAGAAACTAATGAAGAAGTAAAAAATTCATTTGTAGCAGTTGAAACGCAAATGATGAGTTTTGGAAATACACTTACAAGTGCATTAATCTTAGCTGCTGACGCATTTTCTAATTTAGCGGTGCAAGGTGAAACAGACATGAAAAAGATGGCAAGTGCAGCATTGCAAGCAGCAAGGCAGGTAGTATCAGCATATATTAAAGAAGGTGTGGCAGGTATTGTTAAAAATATATTAGCAGGACCAACAGGTAAAGTTTTAGGACCTTTTGCCATTGCCGTTGCAGGTGCTGCTGGTGCAGGTGCATCTGTATTATTTAATACTTTGTTAAACAAAGTATCTGCTCCTGCCCTTGCACAAGGTGGACTTGCTACCGGGCCCACAATGGCATTAGTTGGAGATAATCGTAATGCTCGTGTTGATCCAGAAGTTATTGCACCTTTATCTAAACTTAAATCAATGATGGGAGACATGGGAATAGGTGGCAGCCTGGAAACAAGGATAAGCGGAAACGATTTAATTATATTGTTAAACAGAAGTCAGAAGGGACTTAACAGAGTACAATAATGGCAGCAAGGTTTCAAACGACAGTTTATAACGAGAAAGGCAGAAAGATAATAGTTTCTATTAAAGACAATGTCTTTTCCGGTATGACTTATGATTTTGATACCATTGGTTTGCAGTTGCAATATGACAGTGAAAGTCAGCAAGGACAAGAAAGATTTACTCCTATCATTGGTTCACGGTGTTCATTGTCTTTATTAATTAATAATAGTGATCTTGAAACCTTGCTCCTTGACATTGGCTTGGCTGTTGAGGGAAGATTCACGATGGAGTTAACAGCCTACGAAGATGATAACACAACTGTATCATTTAAATGGTATGGCTATATAGTCACAGATTTAGTTGAGTTTGAAGATGTGCCATTATCCATAGGTTACCAGGCACAAATATCTGCAATAGATGGATTAGGATGGCTAAAGACATTAGATTACAAGAGTGCGGTTGGGCCTTACAACGGGCAGGACACAGTTGTTCAACATATTTTAAACT